GCCAAGTATAAAGCCATCTATGACAGGTTCTAGCGTTGTAAAGGTTGTTTTCCAGCTATTTGGGGTGATATTCATTCTCACGCCAAAGATCTGCAAAGTTTTTTCTATAGTCGATCCACCAGGCTGAGTAGTAAGCACTGTGATCGGATCAAAGAAATCTAGGTCTAAAGCTGCTACTACACCTGGATCGTAATTAGGGGTGTATAGGTCTAGGACTATGGCATCGCATCGGATAGAGGTTTCAGCTCTACTAGCCACATAAGCTCTGGCATAATCTAGGGCTACTGCATCACTTTCCATTAATAGGCCATCTAAGAAATAGCTGTGGAGAAAGTATTTATCTATGCTGGCTTGATTTGTGGCTACCTGAGCAGTACCACCTAATCTAGTAATAGTGGCCTTATTAAATATAAGCACATCGTTTAATATCCAGGCTGCATCAAAGTAATCTATGCCAGTACCATCATCTGCAAAGAGTGTAGGTGTAGCAGTAATAGATGCGACAGTTACATCTCGATCTTGAAATACAAACGAGCCAGTAGCATCTACATATAAAGCGCCATACTCTGATTCGGCAACAGTAGTTAAAGCTTGTAAGGCCGTGCGATTAGTGCCTGGGTCTGCCTGTAATGTAGTTAAGCCTGTATCTATATCACGCATAGAAATAGGCCAGTCAATTTCATCTAATATATCGTTAACACGAACGCCAGATAGATCACCAGCGCTAGCACCAGTAACAGTGCTGATCTGGGCTAACTGGGCTAATCTAAAAGCATCTACAGCTTGTATAGTAGTAGTCGCTACATCCTCTGATTCTTGTGGGTAGGTAGTGACATAGCTTGTAATAAACCCTGAAAATATAGGATAGGTAAAGTTATTGTAGGTAGCAGTAATCTGCACCTTCTTCATAGGTGTTAAAAATGTGTAATAAGGGCTAGATGTATTCTGTGGGTTAAAGTCGCCATTCTGATCTGTTAAACGCAGAGTAAGTGAACCTGTTTGAAATAGATCACTTAATGCAGTACGGCCTCTGTTAGTTTCTACCCTGTTAATACGATTTGATACATCCACGATTACAGCTACAGAATCTGCCAATACGTTAGTACCTAAAATTCCAATATCTAACTGCATAGCCTGGGCAGTGGATGGGCCAGTGCTAAAATTAATTATTGCATTAAGTGTAGGTACAGCCATGATTAAAGGCTTCCGTTTGCAGTAGTGCTATATCCGCTACGACCTGCTACCTGGATACTCTCAGCTATAAGTTGAGCAAACCTATCGCCAGTTTGTGCAGTATCTATAGTAATTTTTATATCTTGCTCTGTTACCCTCATGCCAGATAATGGATCGTATCTAAATCCTGTGGCTGCTAAATCTTGTGTAGTTGCACTTAGGCTAGATAATGGATCATAAGGTGTTATCGCAGGTGGGAAAATTGTGCCACCACTAGATCTAGGCATACTAGTTCTACCTGCTAAACCAGATACGGCAGCTCCTATAGTTGCAAGGATATCTGCCTCTGTAGCTCTTAAACCGCTAAGTGGATTCCATACGGCTAATCTGTCAAATGCTGCTCTAGCACTATCAGCTGCCTCTGCTAATTTTTTAGCGGCCTCAGCTGCTTTCATTTCTTCTAATATCTTTTTAGCCAGGGCTTCATTATTATCTAAAATGGCTATCTGTGCTTTAATGCGTAGTTTAGTTTCTGAATCTGTAGCCTCATTTAATGCTTTAGTAAATCCAATACGTTCTACATCAAATTTCTCAGCTAATAAATCTACCGCATTTTTTTTCTTTAATGCATCTAGTTCAGCTTTGCGGGCTAACGCAGCTTTTTTAATTATTTCTGCTTCTATTTTTCTTTGCTGAGCATTGATACGGCCTGCAGTTCTTTCTTGACCGCCACGATCTTGCTGTGGTGTATTTTCTCTACCAAGCCTAGCCAGTACACCTAATAAACTAGTTTCAAATCCAATAGAAAGTAATTGTTTTATTCCTGGTAGGTTTGTTAGATATTTAATACCTGCCGCAACCTCACCTAAACCTCTTACAATATCGGCTATATTTTCTGCGGTATCTGTTAATTGATCGTTAAATTTAGTTAAATCTTGATTATCAGCTAGTGTGGCTATTGCATCTACTAACCCTTTACCAATAATCTCTTGGGCATCGGCAGATGCTACAGCTAGTAAATCCATCTTTCCAGAATAGGTAGTTAATCTGGCTGCGGATTGACCTGCAAACTTTTTATTAAGTTCGCCCATGATCTTATCCATGTCGCCAGTGGCTAATAGGGCTTTATCTAGTCCAGCACCTAATCTGCTAAGGCCTGTGGTATTGCCTGCGTATGCTCGTGATAAAGCTGTGCTAACGGCAGTTAATGATTTACCAGTACCAGCGCTTATATTTAAGGCTGTATTTAATGCATCCTGGCTAGTAGTGATTGAACCTGTAACAGTTAGTAATTGCTGAAATGCTGGCCTTAACTGGTCATCTAATACACCTGTAGTTTTTTGTAAGTTTGCTATGTAATTTTCTACCGCTGGTGAACTAAATTGGTAGCCTGTGTTAATTAATTGTTGCTCTAAAGATTTGGCTGCTTTCTCATCGGCTGCAAATGCGGCTACTGCTTTTTTACTGTAATTTAATAATGCTCTAGCGCTAAATGCGGCAGCAAATACTTTGGCAAAACTTTTTACTCTTTTTTCAAATGAGCCTATTTCTTTTTGCCCTTTTTTTAATCCTTTATTATCAAAGGTGCTGACTGCCGATACAATTAAATTGGCCACTAGGCAGCCTTCCTAATCTCTGTGTCTTTAATAAACTTAATGGCCACAGTATCAATAGCCTTGACCACAGCTGGGATCACCTTGTCTTTTTCTTCTGACCAAGCACGATAAATCAAGCGGCCTTTTTGTTTGCCTTCGCCCTTCATTGTGCTTAAATTCTCTGCCGATTCAATAAAGTTAACACCAGCGTTAGGGTTTAGGCTTTGAGAATTAGGTGCACCATTTCTATTTTTTCTACCTGCGGTTTCAAAGATAGCGCCAGGTGCAGATATATTGGCTACATAAAATGCGGCTTTAAATCCTGCTCTATTTCTTTTATTAGTGCCTGCTGAGTACTTAATAAGACTTCTTGCTAGACTATAATCATAAGCTGGAAAGGCTCTATAATTTATTGTGCCAGCCGATGATGTGCCTTTACCCCAGCCACTTAATACTTGATCCTGGGTAGGTAAATATCCTCTAGCTGTATTTTGAATAACAGTCATGGCTACTTTTATATTTTTAGACATTTCTTTATTAAGCGCAGGGTCAACATCTCGCATCGCTTTTTGGAGTTCTTTAACGCCGTTTACCACGACTGGCATTTTTGACCCTTTCTGCTCTATCGGTTAATACTTGAATAATTCCCCGATACATGTCCGAGTCCATATTAATAAACTCGCTAGGCGGTATCCCAGTTTCTACGGATAATGCTGCTATTCCATAGACTATAGAATCCCGCTTTATTATTTTTTTTCTTCGTCTAATACCTCGACAGTTTCTAGGCTGTCTATAAACTCAACTCCAAACACAGGTACTTGTGCACCAGACTTGCGCAAGCACTCCCAAGCTAACCAAAAAATATGGGTTTGCTGTTCATGCTCACGCAAAATCTTGCTAATACCTGCGCCCCACTTCAACTCAAAGCTATATTCAATTCCTGGTGTTATCTTGTGTTCTGTGACTTCACCATTAGCCCTAGTAATTTTAAGCTTTGCCATTGTTACTCCTTAATTAGAACGCCACTGATGGCGATACTGTGATTCCAGAGTTTACAGTAAATGTAACGCTAGATGTAGCAATTTCGGCTACTCCAGCTGATCCGATTGGAGTTAGGTTATTTACTAGGATTGAGAACTGGTAGGTAGGGTTAGCAGCTGAAACTGTAGTTCCCTTAACTGTAATTACTGATACAGCTAGAGTCTTGCCAAATGCCTCATTAAGAGTCTGGCTTACCTCAGATGTTGCCCAGTCGTTCATAAAGTCGATTGTAAATGTGCCTGATTGTAGACCTGCTACGTAGCGGTGAGCAGTGTCACCCATCGCAGTAATCTCTAGCTCATCCACGATTTGATTGATAACAGCGCTTGATACCAAGTCGCTAATATCGATTGAAGGTGTAGTAGGCGCTGCGTTGGTAGCCAACTTAACGCCGACGTTGTTATTTAAGTATATTGCCATTGTTACTCCTCGTCATTCTTGTTGGTTGCTGCTTTGCCTTTTGGTTCTTCTTTTAT